GTGATGATGACATTATGGTTCATGATGGTGCTCCCATCAACTTCAAAGCATATATGATCAAGTTGGGGTTTGTTTCCAAAGCCATTTATCGTGTTGCACTACAGTTTGCTGAGTATTGTTCAAACAGGTTTTATCCCACCAGTAGTGGTTGGACAATGGCCCCAAAATTTGGTCGAGTGATAGCTAAACTCGGCTATTTTATTAGTCCACCCAATAACATCAATCCGTTGGCAATTGTGAGGGGTTGTGCTCTGGGTTTATGGAACGCATGTTATTGTGTGCCACCCCTACGAGCCTATTTGAGGCGCCTTTTGGAGTTAACCGAAGGGTATGCCCCTTACTTTGGAAAATTGGAGGAGTGGAAAATGGTTTACACAAAACATGAGACTACCTCTGGAACTTGGGCAGCTTTGATGGATGTTTATGATTGGGATACAGGTAGACAAAAAATGTTTGAAGAATCTTTGTCCAAATTAAAATTGGGTGACGATCTGGTCTCACCACTGGCACTTCTTGCTATGGATCGAGACACACAGGGAGTGTCCTGGTGTTATGATAAAGATTCTTTGTGGGGCTCGTATTCATGTTTTGGTAATGTTTCTTCAAGATTGTGGACACAAGATTGGGAGAGACCACGGGATTTGACAAGGTATGGTGTTGAACCTAATCCTGGTCCTGACAGTGTACACATTTGTTGGTTCGTCATCTTGGGGTTGTTGTACGTTTGTGCCATTTGGGCAATTTCCAATAAAGAGAGAAACAAATTACAGCATTCCCTAAATGGCAATATGTCTTCTAAGGAGGCCAAGAAGATTGGTTCCAACAAGAAAAAGGTGCGCATTACTTCGATTCTGAAGGATGTATCAAGGAGCAGATCAAGAACACCAAGTAGGAGTAGGTCGAGATCACGTTCACGGTCGTCATCCAGAGTTGGCAAACCCAAGAAACAGGGCAAAGGAAACAAGAATAAAAATAAAGATAAGGACTTGTACAAAGTCAATTTCACCAACGACATGCAGACGAGAGCCAGTGGACCAAAGAAGACTCATAGAGAAAGATTTGGTGTTGACTTCTTGGGTGAGGTACAATATGTCAATGCCACAGCAGGCACGGTTCTCGCTTCGCGTTCGTTAAATCTCAAGTCCTTTGGGCCATGGACTAGAAAGCTGGGCTCGTTGTATACTGAAATGAGAGTTCATTCTATGTCCGTGACATATAAATCAAATTTGCCAACAAACATTGGTGGTTCATTGGCGTTGTGCATTGTTTCCGATCCGGATGTTGCTTTGGACAACACACCTGGTGGTGTTCCCTTGATCCAGGCTGTGTTGGGTCAAAGTGGTTGCAAAACTGGCAGGGCTTTTGACACTATCACTGCTCGAAGACCAAGTTGTAAGAAAACCAATGATGTACTGGTAGCCACTGTTTCTGGGGAATCAACAAGATGGTCAGATTTCGGTAAGGTGTATTTAATAACAACTACTGCTTGTAATCCGATTGGGTCGGGAAACAGTTATGATTATGGTATGTTGGAGATCCATTATGATGTTGAATTTTCAATTCCCACAAGTTTCAATGATGACAGTACCGAGATAAATGTAGCAGCTGTTCCAATCACACCTGTAACAGCCTCAACCCTTGGGACAACCTTTGGCGTGCTGTCTGATTTTGTTATGGGAGCAACCAGTGGCATCAAGTATTTGTATGCGGATGCAGAAGAAGATAAATATGCCTTTCACAATCCCACCGCTGGTATCGGTTCAACCACCAAGGGAATTGCATTAAAACCCGGAGCATATGAGCTAAATGTTGATGTAATAACTGACACAACTCAAACAGCTTCGGGATTAACGTTTAATTATGATACTCAAAGTGTGCTTGGGGATTGGAATATTGGTTTAAACCCTACCCGTGCTCCTGGAACTTTCACTGGGGTCACAAACACCAATTTTGGCCAACAGGCATCAACAACTGTTTTTGTGCCTGAGGATGCAGGCGCAACAGCTACTTATATCACCCCATACAGTGTTTCTACAGTGGAAACTGGTAATGCCAGTGCCGGGAGTGGTTTTGGGTGGCTTGATGTGTTGGTGTCGACGGCTAATATTGCCGGTAAGATTCTCGGTATTTTTGCAAGTATTCGTAAGTTATCCAGCAGTGGAACACGAGGTAAAGATGCACTCCGTATTAGTAGGAGTAATTACATAACCAAGATTATTACCGCCAAACCCGAGCACTTTGGATTGCCACCTAAAGAAGTGGCTATGTCTCGGCAGCAGGGCACAGGTGTGCAAATTGTGTCTCAAGCTGCTCGAGCTGATGGAAGTGGGGATGAGAGTAAGACTGATGGTGGCTGGAGTATGCCATCATCGCCCACTCATAATTTAGAACAGAGGATAGAGGAAACCCAACAATTGCTTCGTGAGTTGATGACACTCAAAGCCAAGCCGCCTTAAACAGGTTGTGCTGAGGGATGGTGTCCAACACCAGCGCCTGGGGACTTATCCAGGGAGGCTACGGCCAATCACTTCTCTTTCCTCTTAACTCATCCTCACCTCCAAGCAAGGGGGCCAGACAAATACTTGCTTGACATTTGACG